AGGAAAATATGGAATTCCTGGTGGAAGTGGTATGCATTATGATGGTAGATATCAGATGGGGGAAGATGCTAAAAAGGACGGATCAAGAGTTGCTGGAGTTTCTTACCCTGGACATTCAAGTGATCCTAATGCACATGTAAGAGTTTCCTTTAGAAATAACCCCCAACTACAAGAAACAATATTTACTGGATTTACAGTTGCTAATCATCGGTATTTAATGAGAAATTCAAAATATAAATCAGCAAGTGTTGAAAGAAAACTTCAAATTCTTGGTTACGCTCATAACCAAGGAATGGGAGGTGCAGAAAACTGGTTAACTACCGGTGTTGTTGGTGCTGATGGATTTGGTACAAAGGGGACAAAATATACCGATTTAATTGCTAAAAATTTCAAGGCAAAAAAATCTGGTGGACAAATGCAACTCGCATCTGGTGCTGTTGGAACATCTGTTGGAGCATCTGTTGGAACAGTAAATCAAAAAGGTTTACCGCCACTTCCACCAACAAATACTCTTCCTGGAAAACAGCATTATGGGGCCTCAAGAGGTGGTGGTGCGAGAAAACACGCTGGTGTTGATTTTGATGCTTCGGACAATGGAAGTTTTTATAGTAGAATAGGCGGAGAAGTAAAGTACATAGGCAATGATCCTGGAGGATATTACAAATATGTTGATATATACAATTCTCAACTTGGTGTTACAGAAAGAATTGCTGAAGGTGATAATATTTTAGTTAAAATGGGGCAGAAAGTTTCTAAGGGAACGGCAGTTGCTAGTGGTACTAGAACTACTGGCGTGTTTCATTATGAAATAAGAAGAGGATCTGGAACAACATATGGATTTGAGGGAACTGTAGATCCTATTAAATTTTTATCTGGAGCATCGAAATATGAAAAAGGAGGACTAACTTTGGACGGTCCTCATATAGCAATGATTGGCGAAAAGGGTAGGGAGTTTGTTATTGATGCCGATTCAACTGCTGCTGTTGAACAAACTTTCCCAGGATTCTTGGGAGCACTCAATGAAGCAAAATATAATGACGCCATAAATGTTCTTAGAAATTTTGCTTCTTATGAATCAGAAGCATCGCAGACAATTTTTATACCTCTCCCAGAAATGTCCCAACAAGATATTGGAGAAACTGAGTATTCTAGTGGTAGTATGTTCATTGGTGGGGGAGAAGAATCTGATCCATTTGACTCTCTTTACATTGGTGGGTAAATAATAGTAAGAGGTAATAAAAAATGTCAAATCTAGTATTTTCTAAAAGTGCAGAATCATCTTTTATAGAGCAGTTTGATGTTTATTCAAATAAAGATGGGAAATCTGTAAGTGTAGTTAACGGTGCTGTTCGTTTAATGTATTATGAAAGTATATTGCAAGATACAGTAAGAGTTACATATACTTTTGCCGATGCTGGAAATAATACAATTGATAATAAAACGGCATTAGAAGGATTGCCAATTGTTGGGCAGGAGAAAGTTTCTGTTAAATTTAAAGATAATAATGAAAATCCTTTAAATTTAACAATGTATGTAAATAAGGTTACTTCTTTGAGCGATGATACGACAAAATCTATGGTTCAACTTGAGTTAGTTTCTAGAGAGTTTATTTTGAATGAAAAAGTCAGACTTAATAAAAGATTTGATGGTCTGATATCAGATCATATTAGAAAAATTCTAACAGACTCTTCTTTTCTTGGGACACAAAAAAAAGTTAATATAGAAGAAACATCAAATACTTATAATTTTATAGGAAATAATAGAAAACCATATTATACGATGAATTGGTTATCAAAAAAATCAGTCTCTGCACAAAATCAAAAAAAAGGTGATAGTGCAGGATACTTTTTTTATGAAACTTCGGAAGGATTCTTCTTTAAATCTATAGATGGTTTACTCTCTCAAGAGAAAAAAAAGTCAATAATTTTTAATCAGTCACCAGATTCAAAAGGAGCAAATGTACCTGCTGGATATGATGTAAAGGGAATTGAATATTCAAAGGACAATAATGTTGATATCCAAGAAAAACTTAAAATGGGCGCTTTTTCTACAAGAACAATTCTTTTTGATCCATTTAATTGTTTCTATCAAGTTATCACTCCAAATGCTAAACAAAAAGAGAGTTCTTTGAAACTTGGTGGAAAGGAATTGCCAACTTTAAATCCAGAGTTCAATAGAGAAGGAGCAAATAAAGAATTTTCGCGGACAACATATTACTTGATTGATAAAGGATCTTTACCTTCAGGTACTACAGATCAGCAAATTGGTAAATCAAAGGATGAAAATTTTGAGTATAAGAATATTTTAAATCAATCTATAATGAGATATAATCAATTATTTTCTGTTAAAAGTACTATTACTATTCCTGGCGATTTTTCATTACATGCTGGAGACGCTGTTTTTATTGATTCTAAACAACTTTCAACTGCTGATGAAGATATAAACAAGGAATATGGTGGACTATATATTATAGCAGATTTATGTCACTATATCTCACCAAAAGAAACTTACACTAAACTTAATTTGGTAAGAGATTCTTTTGGAAGAACTGGTAATCACACCTCCGGTAAAATTCCATTATGACGGACAGAACACTTCAACAACACATTAATGATGATAAGGATGAGTTAGACAATCCAAATACTAGTGGACAAAGGCGTAGGCATTTGGAAGATGAACTTGATTCTTTAGAGCAATACAAAAATAATCATCCAAATGATAACCACGATCCAACGGGATTTGAATTGTACTGCGATGCTAATCCAAATGCCCTCGAATGTAGAGTATATGATAACTAATGGAAGGCAGTTCTTTATTTAATTCCGGTTTTCTTGGAGCTCATTTTAATTGGTGGGTTGGGCAAATTGCCAGTGATTCCACTTGGAGAGATAACGCACTTTCAGGAAAATTTGAAAGTAAAGATCAAATACCTGGATGGTCTCGTAGATATAAAGTAAGAATTATTGGTCTCCATGACAGAGAAGAAGCATCAATTCCTTCTGACCAACTTCCTTGGGCACAGGTCATGTACCCTGTTACTGGAGGGGGAGGTCAGGCAAATGCAAGTGCTACTGCAAATTTAAGACAAGGTAATTTTGTTTTTGGTTTCTTTCTTGATGGGCAGGACCAACAAGTTCCTGTTATCATGGGAATTCTTGGAAATAATGCTCAAACTGCATTAAACACTAAATCAGGAACTGATCAAACAAACTTTGCTGCGGTAAGTGGGCACGCTACTCCTGCTGATGGAAATAAAGATCCTAATATCAGAGTTCCTGATGAAGGACTTGTAGTTAATAAACCCAAAGGACAAGAACAATCGGAAGAGTGTGCCCCTGTTCCTCCAGGAATACGTGTAAATGAATTTGGTTTACGTGCTGATAAGTCTTTATCCTCATCACAATTTAAGGATCAACAAAGCGCATTAGCAGAAGCAGATGCAAGAGGGTTAACTGGTACTGCTAGGTCTAATTTTGTTCAAAAGGCAGTTGCTGATGGTATCAAGGCAAGATGCCAAGCAGCAAATTCTCCAACTTCTCCTTCACAACCGGGAGCAACAAGAGAAAACGTAGATGCCGTCCATGAATTATCTAAAGCAGATGTGGTTAGAAATGAGTACTACCATAAAAAAACTTCTATACTTTCTCCATGCGAAAGAACAAATTCTGCATTGAAGGCAATTCAAGTTGCTTTAGAAAATTTAACCAAAGATATTGATAAAATATTAAATGCTGCTGAGAGTTATATCGATGCAGTTTCAAATTTACTTTCTGATATACAAAGTTTAATAGCAAACTTTGCATGTGAAATTGCAAAATATATGAAAATTATTTTCAATAAAATAATGGAATATATTCTGAAAACAATTAATAAAGGATTAAGTCCAACTGTAGATGCAATACCCCCAAATAAAAGACAAAAATTTTTTGATATTAAAGAAAAAATTACGGAATTAATTACTTGTTTATATAATAAGATAACCAATAATCTTTGCGGTCAAATTCAAGCATTTTTGGATAAACAATTAAAAAAAGAATTACCATCACAAACATCAAATTCAAATTCAAATTCTAGAACTAGTACAACTAGTACAACAACTACTGTTCCAACTACTCCAATTTGTTCTGTAGAAGATTTGACGGGTAATATTATTGCATTTAATTTACCAGAAATTAATACTCAGGTTAATGGAATTTTAGATAATGTAAATAAATTTTTATATGATATTCAAGCAGAAATTGGTGAAGTATCAAATGCTATTGGATCTGTTAGAAATTTAATTGGAGGTATTACTGGAAGTATAACTTCAGCTTTAAATTTTGAAAATTTGATGTTAAATATTTTTGGTTGTGATTTAAAAGCAAATTGTCCGGCGTCAGATTATTTTTCTATTCAAAATGGAAGTGGTGCTTTGGAAAGTTCTCAACAACCAAGAGTAAAGGAAGTTGATGACAAGACACAAAATCCCACTAATACCATAACTCCAGCACAAACTAAACCATTTGCTCAACCTGGGCAAAACGAACCAGATTTAATACCATCGTAATACCATTAAAGTAATATGTCTTTCAATCTATTTGCATCTCCAACTAAAGATGATATTAAAGTAGGATATGTTGATCCTATTTTAGGATATGTTGAAGATGTTTCTATTTCTGATGCAAATTTTTATGCAAATGATAATCCGGGAACTACTTTTATTTTTAGGGACGGTAACAATGTTATAAGATATTTGAATATTAATGAAGTCAATAAATTAACGGTAAATGATTTAGTAGCAACTCAAGGTGAATGTGGGGGAATTCAAGTATACAAAGAATGTGGTCCACCAAAAATTCAATTTTTTGGTGGTGGTGGAATCGGCGCTGCAGGAAATCCGGTAATTGGTAGGGATGGATCTTTACTTGCGGTAGATGTTGTTAGGGGAGGACATGGATACCAATATCCACCAATTGTGGCAGCAAAAGATGATTGCCAGTTTGGTTCTGGAACAGTTTTAACATCCGTTCTTGGAGAAACTGCTGACCAAATAGAAGTTTATGAAGGAGAAGAGGATTATGAAGAATATGAACTCAGTGAAGATACTGATGTTGGATATGGGTTTAATTATGGACCTAATGGCGAAGAATTAGGAAAGTGGGAACCTGGAATTTATACAAGAGTCGGTGGAGCAGACCCAATTCAAAGAGAGATTGAAATATACCAAAAAGCATTAAAAACCCCATTTTGGACAACAAGAAAAGCACCTACAGATAAAATTACTACTTCAGAAATAACAATATATTCAGATCCATATTTTGTAACTCATCCCGAATGGGGAGAGTTTATGAATACTTATGCTATTTCTCCAGTTAAACCATCGGAGTTTATTGGAAGTGATGAGGCAGGAATAGTTTTTTCAATGGAATGGGAAGAAAATTTTCCAATTACAGGAGAGTATATTTTTAGAGGTACTTGTGATAATTCTGCATCTGTGTATATTGATGGACAATCAATAGGAAAACTACAATCATTTAGAGATAATCCTAAACCGTTTCAAAAAACCATTCAGGAAGGAAATCATGTTATTAAAATTGATTTAACAAATGCTCCAATATATGAAACAATAACAACACAAATTTCAAATTTAATTGATGTTGATTTTCAGGTTTACGGAAAGGGTGCATATAAGGATCTTGCTTTTACTTTTACTTCTGAAGATGGTCAAGATTCTTTTACAATTAAAGGAGCACAAAAATCTGGAGAAACAAGAACAGAAACTATTAAATTAAAACCAAATATAAAATATAGAGTTAGAGCAGTAGAAGATTCCTCAAAATATAAATCTGTTGAACAGGGATTAATAAAAAATGGAACGAAAGCGAAAGAAGCTGGAATTGGGTCCGCAAATAAGATCTTTGCAGACTATATCACATCTGGCAACGACAATGATGATATCCAAGTTACAGCCTCTCAAGGAACTTTTACAAGTTCAAATAAAAGAAGTACTTCAAATGGAAGAAGAAGTACTTATGACTTAGTTTTTAAAGTTACTAATACTAGTGGAGCACCAACTGTTTCTATTAAGGAGGTTATATCTCCAAAATCTTGGCAACAAAACCCTATGGGGGTTTCGATGACAATTGATGCACCTCTTCCTATCATTCCTCAGGAACAACCACCTGTTCAAACTGGAAGATGTCCGCCAAATCCAATATGGTCTACAAGATTTCCGGGATCAAGTCAAAAATGGTATCCAGTTAGATTTACTTTCCCAAACAGTTGGAGTAAATTTATGAATAGGTATGCGATATCTCCGGTTCTTCCTTTAGAAAATCCTGGAAGTGATACTTCTGGAGCTACATTTTCAACATCTTGGCAAATTGATCTTCCATATTCTGGTTTCTATGGAGTTAAAGGAACTCGTGATAATAGTGGCAGAATTTTAATAGATGGAAAGGAAGTATCTATATTGGATGCATTTAGTATCAATAATCCAAAAACAGTAAAGATTTATCTTTTGAAGGGAAGGCATACTATTACAGCAGAGGTTTTTAATCAACCAAAAAACATAGCATCTACTGTTGATACTAAAATTTTTAGTACTCAAGACTGGAGATCTGCACCAACAACTTCTGTTGCAACAACTGAAAAATCAAATATTAGGGCAAAATTTATTTTGCAAGGAAAAAGTGCATATTTACAAGTAGATGGAACTGGATCTGGTGAAATATCCTTTGTAATGGATGTAAATGATGCTTCTTATATTGCTGGATTAGCAGCTAAGGAAATTATAATTCCATCTGATTCTGGTAAAGTAAATTTTAAAAGAAAATCTTTAGAATATGGAGGTTCTTTTGACTTAACTGCTCCAACACAAGAAACTATAAAAAATTCTGGAACTTTTACTGGTGGAAAAAAGTATGGTCCTATAGAAATTATAGGTGCTGGTGCAGGAGCAAGAGGTCCAATAATTAACGATTCAAATAGACTTGGAATTCGTGATGCTGATGGCGATGATGAAAATATTAAAGTTACCATAGGCGATATTAAACTTAATACAACAACTACTACTACACCAAATCTGGCAAATTCTGCAGTAAATATTACAAAAAATGGAGTGATTTATTCTGGTCCAGAATTATTCGCTAATATCCCTGGACCAGAAGACCCTAGACCAGAAATATTTGGATATAAAGAGACAAGATGGAGTAAATTTATGAATGATTTTTCAGTGTCTCCAAAAGTCTTTAACTCCTTAAGTTCTCCAGAAAATTCTATAATTGGTACATATACATTAACTTGGAAAAATGTAAATTTTCCTTATGGAGGTTCATATAAGTTTAATTTTCAGGCAGATAATAGTGCAATTTTAAAAATAGGTGGAAGAGAAATTCTTAAAACATCTGATTTTGTGGGGCAAAAAGTTCAGTACACTTTTAATATAACTCCAGGAAAATATGATATTGAAATACAGTTAGAGAATACAAAGTCTTCAATTACTAGACGACTTGAAAATGATTATATTTTTATAAAAAATCCTATGGGAGTTGCTCTTTTTATTAGTAAAGACGTAGTTGTTTCTGGTACGAATAGAACCTCATGGGTGCAAAATCCGATGGGTATATCAGCTATTTTAATTCCTCCACCATGCGCTAAAAAAATAGGAGGAAGAGGTGTTGTTGAAAAAGTTATTGTAGATGATCCTGGAAATGGATATTTACCATCTGAAGAAACATCAACCTATGAAGTAACTCTTATTTTGGATGAAGTAATTGTAGAAAATCCGGGAATAAATTATAGATGTGGTGAAGATCCTATTCAGATAACTCCAAGTAATGGTGCGGTTCTTAATTATAGTTGCGATAGTTTTGGAAGAATAACTTCAGTTTCTGTTTTAAATCCAGGAGCTGGATTCAATGTTTATCCAGAAATTACAATTTCCTCAGAAACTGGAGTAAATGCAAAATTTAAACCAGTCTTCCGTGTCATAAGAGATCCTATTCTACAATTAGCAGAACAACAGATCACGCAAGAAAATCTCATTCAGGTTACTGATCTTGTTGGACTTAAACAAACTGGATATGTTGATGGAAGAGCATACTATGGCGCAGTTTATTATGACGCAGGAGCTCCTTATGCTGGATATTACAAAACAGTTGGAACTCAAATAAGAGTTTATAATACTCTTCAAGAAAGCATTACTGCTAAGGCAATTACTCCTGCAAGCGCAATTCAAAGATCTGGTACGGATATTACAAGTAATGATCCTCGCCTCAATATTCCAGGAACACCAGAATCTACCACAGAACAAACTTGATAGAACTTCATTAAATAGTACTATATTGATTTTTTAATAAGAATGCCAACAGCACAAAATACCAATAATACAAAGATTGCAACTCCTGCTAAAGCAGGAAGAGAAGAACTTCTTGGTGCTAACATTTCGAAAAATAATACATCAAAGCAAAATTATACTGCAATTCGATATGGTAATGATCATGGATCTATTAATTTTGGACACATTCATAAACAAGGAGATGTAACAGCAGGAGTTATGCTGCAAGCATTTGATGCAAGGCATTCTATAATATTAGATAATGATGGCCCAAGAACAAAATGCACTCAGATTACAGCTCCTAATAGAGTTGTGATTGAAGCAGGAGAAGAATCTAAAGAATCAGAGGAAACACTTGTCATTCACTCTTGGAATGGAAATATTGCAATTGTTGCATCAAACGGCAAACTTCGTTTACAAGGAACTGACGTAGAAATCATTGCTGTCGGTGAAGGAGGAACGAAGGGAAATGTTCAAATTATTGCGGACACTGGAGCAATTAAACTTGATGCACAAAAAGTTTTAATTAATGCAAAGTCTCTATATAAATTGGCCAGTTCTGGATCAGCAGAAATAATTGCAAATAGTCAAATGACAATATACTCTTCTTTAATCCGTGGAGTCACTGATGCATGTGCTCTTAAAGATTCCAAGGTTGGTGGAAGAAACATTCAAAGAAAGAACAACAAGTAAGGAGAAAAAATTATGGCATTTTTAATGGATGATATTGCCTCTGGTGGGCAAATTGTATGTGGATCGGGAACGCCAAAGGCATTAGGATTAGGACAAGCAAAAATTAGAGGATCTGGATATGTTGAAGGCCCATTTCAAGTGGGAAAGGCAAGTGACCATTCTATTCCAAGAGCAACACTTTTAATTGGAAGACTTGCAAATTCTGATGTTAGTGGGACATTATATTCTTTATGGTGTAGGGCTTATTCTAGATTTCAAAGTTTTGTGAGAGTAGATACTCTTTTGAAATCAACTTTTATTGAGGCAAAAGTTGTCAGAACAAAAATCCTCCAAGCATCAATTAAAAATTTTGTAATTCCTCATCCAACAAAAGAAGGAAAGCAATTGGTTCATACATGTTTAGAGGGACCAGAAAATGGTGTTTATTTTAGAGGAAGACTGTTAAACAAAACGCAAATAGAACTACCAGAATACTGGACAGGATTGGTAGATGAAGATACAATTACAGTATCTATTACTCCAATCGGAGCACATCAAGATATTATCGTAAAAAGAATTGGAGATAACACCATATATCTTCAAGCAAAACCTGGCATTCCTATTAATTGTTTTTATCATATTTTTGGAACCAGAAAAGATGTACCACAATTAGTAACGGAGATTGATGCATAATGGCATATACATTTGAAAAATATGGAACTTTTGCAGGACCTGCAGTAAATATTGAATATCGAGATAATGATGATTTTTCTGTAGAACCTTTTGAGGGATACTTTAACCTAAATGATGTGTCTATGGTTCTTGCCAACACGACGGCATCTCCTGCAGATTATGTTTATATGCATTTGAATGGGACCAGTACATCCACAGTTACATTAGAAAGAAACACTGGTCCTATTCCAACTTTTAATGTTGAAGCAAATATTACAAATTTTAGTAATAATGTTTATGTTGATAACAATCTTTCTGTAAATGGAAGTATTACTGGACCAACAATTACTGATATACGTAGCGACATTAGTTCTAAAAAAGGATTTGATATTCCACATCCAACAAAAAAAGATCATAGACTTAGATATATTTGTATTGAAGGTCCTTCTGCTGAAGTTTACCTTAGAGGAAAATTGGAAAATGAATCTATAATAAAACTACCAGATTATTGGATAAATCTTGTAGATGTAGAGACTATTGGTGTAAGTTTAACACCAATAGGTCATTATCAAGAATTATTTGTAGAAAAGATAGAGTGGGGATCTCAAATTGCAGTTAAAAATAATTCTGCAACAGCAATTAATTGTAATTTTGTTGTTTTTGCTGAAAGAAAGGACACTACAAAAAATATATCAGAATATAAAGGATTGACACCAAACGACTATCCAGGAGATAATAAGGAATATACTATTAACGGTAAGTGATGAATAAAGTTCATGAAATATTTCCCCTGGTTGTTTATCAGGGGTTGGTAGATTGTCACGAAGAATTTAAAAAAAATAATTTAGATTCTTTAAAAGACTATTGGTTTAATGGATATGAAAATGAAAGTCCAGAGTTTTCTGGAAAAATATTTGTTCATCGTCAAGAACAATATAAACCATTTTTTAATTCATTAAAGAAAAATATTGATGAGTATATGAAACATTTAAATGTTGATCATACTAAATTAAGTTATCATATTATTAAAGCATGGGTTGGATGTCATTTAGATGATACAACACCCTCAATTACTCCACATTATCATAATGAATCCAATATTAGTTTTGTATATTATTTAAAAACAGATGAAACATCTGACAAATTCTGTATAAATCAAAAAAACAATCGTAATGAAGTTGCTGGGGGTTTATTTGAAACTGCAGACAAAAGAAATACTTTATTAGGATATAATCGGTACAATTGCAATTATTACACTATCAGTCCGATTGAGGGTACAGTACTTTTGTTTCCAAGTAATACATATCATTTTACACAAAAATTCACAGAAAGAAAAGAAGAAAGGATTGTTATACCAGGCGATATTCGCATTACTCTTAAGAAAGAGCATCCAGATTATCATCAAGGATCTACACATCCATCTCAATGGTTAGAACTTTAATCAATAAATAACTATTAATAAAGTAAATCAGATAAATTAACAAATGAGTTATTTAAGTCAATTTGCTGGTGGTGGCACAATTCCATTTAAAGTAAATCCAAATGCTATTCCTCTAGATCTTTTACTCGTAGGTGGTGGAGGTGGAGGTGGAGACTATTATTATTCTGGTGGTGGTGGCGCCGGAAGAGTTGTTTATATCCAAACTGTTTATACCGTAAGAGGAGATACTTATACAATAACAGTTGGAAGTGGTGGAGCTGGAGGAGGATCTGGAGGCACTTCAGGATCTCAAAATGGTGGCGATAGTCTCTTTGGACAAATAAGATCTGAAGGTGGTGGTGGTGGCGCCGGATATTATTTTGCATCTGCAAAGGCAGGTGGTTCTGGTGGTGGTGGATCATTGTATTACACTACGGGAGGAGCTCCTCTGTCTTCAACTTCATCCGGATCATTTACATTTAATTTTTTATCTCCCAATCTTAGTGGTTCAACTTCTTCATATGGAAATCTTGGGGGAACAGCTAACGGCGGCGGCGGCGGCGGCGGCGGTGCTGGAGCAACAGGAGGAAACGGTGGCGGTACCGGAGGGCAGGTTGCTGGGTCAGGTGGAATAGGAATACAAAATAGTATAACAGGAACTGCTACTTATTATGGTGGAGGTGGTGGAGGAGCTGGGTATTCGTCTTATGGTGCAGGAACTGGTGGAACTGGTGGGGGCGGAAATGGTAGTTATTATAACAGTAACAATGGAACTAATGGAACAGATAATACTGGAGGTGGTGGAGGAGGAGGTAACTGGGATCTTGGTGGGAAAAAAGGTGGATCTGGAGTTGTTATAATTGCATATCCGGATACTTATTCAGCTCCAAGTTCCATCACAGGAACTTACGATCAACCAACAAGGTCTGGTTATAGAGTTTATAGATTTTATAGTTCAGGTTCAATTACATTTTAAAAACTTATGGCACACTTTGCGGAAATTAATCACGAAAATCAAGTTCTTCGTGTAATTGTTGTTGGAAATTCGGATTGTACGAATGAGCATGGGCAAGAGTCTGAAGATATTGGAATTGCATTTTGCAAGTCCTTGTTTGGGGATTATACGAATTGGAAACAAACAAGTTATAATGGAAATTTCAGAAAAAACTACGCAGGAATTGGATATCATTATGATGAAATGAGAGATGCTTTCATTCCACCAAAACCATATGAAAGTTGGAGATTGAATGAAGTTACCTGCAATTGGGAAGCGCCTGTCCCAAGGCCAGAGTTTGACCCAGAAAACCCAATTCCTTATAGATGGTTAGAAGACAGACAAGAGTGGGAAAAAATCGAAATGCCCTCTTGACACCGCCCACCCACCATGCTATGATACCTAGGTAATCATGAAACATACTTAATGAAAGATGAATACCTTGCACGGTGCGTGGTTGATCCTTTGAAAAGGACTGTTTATCTTTACTCTAATGAAGGTGCAGAAAAAAAAGTGTCCTGTGATACGGTTGATGAGTTTATGAACGTGTTAGAATTTGTACGTTCAACAGTCGATGAGAAAACACTCTCATATACAAGCCCTCTATGAGACCAGAAACAAGAGAATCAATGGAAATGCTCTTCACTGCAAAGTGGAACGTTCCGAAAGCAGCAGAGAACTGTAATCTCACCAATAAAGAAATGAAGATTACGTTTAATGAATACTGCCGTTTACATCCTCCAACTTATATGGTAGAATGTAACAGTCAACTCAGT